TGTATCCGGACTTTGATAGAAAGGTCCATGTAATCACAACAGAGCAGGCAAAGAAAATCATATTTGATAGATATATATGCGGCGTCGATTGGGGCTGGGAACATTATGGCGCGATTGTTTTGCTTGGGGTAAAGAACGGCTCTTATTATATGTTACAAGAGGAATCGCACAAACATAAACACATAAAAGAATGGATAAAGATAGCGCAGGGTATTATCAGTATTTATGGTAATATCCCTTTTTATTGTGATAGTGCAAGAACGGAACATATAGTTTCATTTCAAAAAGCAGGAATCAAGGCATTTAATGCAAACAAAAGAGTGTTATCAGGGATAGAGACGGTAGCAACCTTGATGGTGAATCAACAGTTCTTCGTTGACTATGAGAAATCGCCTAGGTTTCGTAAGGAAATATATAAATATATTTGGAAAAAAGGAACTGGCGAACCAGCGAAAGAGAATGATGATGTAATGGATGCGATTCGATATGCGATTTATTCGGATATTATCGTTCAGAATATGAACAAACAGCAAACAGGCAAAATAATTGACAAATTTAAACAATTAGGATTTTAGGAGGGATTATGAGTACAGTAGTAGAAAGCATTATAAATTCATTTCTAGGAATTCAGAGATTCCCCAAAGAATCGAATATAGTATATAAAATTCCACTGGCCAAACTACCAAAGCGACAGTATAAGAGAACTGATAATGAAACAATGGTGGACGTGGTAAATTTTAAACATGAGAAGATGAAGCAAGTTGTTTCAGAGTTTATCAATCATCATAAAGAAAATCAAGTGCCACGATTAGAAGCGTTAAAAAGGTATTATAATACCCAGAATGACATTAAGCAACGAGCAGCTAAGACCGATGAATACAGGGCAGATAATAGAATTGCGTCTGATTTCGCTAAATTTCAAGTAACATTTAAGCGTGGAGTGGTAATTGGAAACCCACTAGCGTATAGTGGTCCTGACAAAGTGGTTGAATTAGTGCAGGAATTCAATACAAGAATAGATGAAGATAGCCACAATCAAATGATGTTTAAAGATATGCTTATTTTCGGTAGAGGTTATGAACTGATTCATTACGATGCTCATGGCAAGGAGTGTATTTCAAAACTAGACCCAATACAAACTTTCATCATTTACGATACAACACTACTTGGTAAGTCTATTGCGGGGGTGCGTTATTACGATGTAGAGTATTCAGGAAAAAAGACAACCAATGTTGAGATTTATTCTTCTGAGGGATTTACTTATCATTTCGTAACGGATAGCGGGGATTTGTTAAATGCAGAGTTATTGGAGGATTTTCCTAAAACAAGTCCATTCCAAGCAGTACAAGTAAATGAGTGGCGCAACGATGAAGAAATGACAGGAGACTATGAAAATGCACTAGATATTATAGATGCATACGATTTGTCGCAATCTGAACTGGCAAACTTCCAACAAGATTCATCGGATGCTTATTTGGTCGTTAGTGGCAATCCATTTTCTAACGGAGAGGACGAAAAGAGTGATAAAGAATTACTAAGAGAGATGCGAAAAGCAAGAATGCTTATTTTAGGAGAGTCCGAAGTCTATCCAGACGGAACGAGGGGCGCAGAATCAAAGGCTTATTACCTGAAAAAAGAATACGATACGAGCGGAGTAGAAGCATACAAGGATAGGCTTGTAGCTGATTTTCTTCGATTTACTTGCCTAATCGATTTCACAGATGACAATATAGGTGGTAGCCAAACAGGAATCGGTTTACGCTTTAAAGGTTGGGGTAGTGATAACGACAGAAAGAATAAAGAAAGGCAAGTAAAGAAAGCTATACGAAGACGCATGAGAATATTAAGCGATTCGTGGAGCGTAAAAGAGCGTCTAAACGAAAAAGGGTTAAATAAAATCATAAACGCATTCAAGAAGGGGATTGCAAGTGATAAAACATCCCTATACAACCAGATTAACGAGATTGAAATTAAGTTTACTCCTAATATTCCGCAATCTGACAAGGAAACAATGGAAGTGATCAAAGGAATGTATGGAGTTGTATCTGATGAGACTATCTACAATATGGCTACTAGGCTAACTGGAGTTAAAGCAGAAGAGGAAATTAAACGAGTGCTAAAGGAAGAGCAAGAAAAGATGAAAGATGCGGTTACAGATATGATGTTTCCTGAACGAAAGAGCAAAGAAGGTTTGGCGTTACCAAGCTCTGGTGGGAGTGATAAAAAATGACGAGCCAAGAATATTGGTCTAAGCGTGAAACAGAGCAGTTAAAGCGTAATATCCGAGATGAAGCATTGTACATACAAGAGATAAATAAGATTTACGATTATATGCTGGATAGCATTCAGAAAGAAATCAACGGCTTTTATGCCAAGTATGCAACAGCAGAGGGTATTAGTCTAGCTGATGCAAAGAAACGTGTATCTAGGCTAGATATAGACGCATACAACCGTAAGGCGGAACGGTATGTGAGGAATCACACCTTTTCTAAGGAAGCTAACGAAGAAATGCGACTTTACAACGCTACAATGAAGATAAATCGCCTTGAAATGTTGAAGTCGAATATAGGGTTAGAGTTAATAGAAGGATTTGACGAGTTGCAGAAGTATTATAACACGGTTCTGACGGATAGAACGCTTGCAGAGTTTGAGCGACAAGCGGGGATATTAGGGAAAAGTGTGTTGAATAATCAGGTGTTGGCACATTCTATTGTGAATGCATCATTTCATAACGCAAGGTTTTCGGATAGGATATGGATGCATCAGGATATGTTAAAGAATGAACTGGCTGGACTTTTAAAAACAGGGCTTATACAAGGGCGACATCCTAGAGTGTTGGCAACGCATCTTAGAAAGTTGTTTGGCGTAAGTAAGGCTAATTCAGAACGCCTAATGCGAACAGAATTAGCAAGGGTGCAGACAGAGGCACAGAGACGCTCGTTTATAGAAAATGGTTATGATAAGTATGAGTGGATTTCGACAGAGGACTCCAAGGTATGTGATGCTTGCGCAAGGCTTGACGGACAAATATTTGATGTAAAGGATATGCAAGTAGGTGTAAATGCACCACCGATTCATCCACAAGATAGATGTAGTACTGCTGCTTATATGGATAGGGAAGATTTTGAGAAGTGGTTGAATGAGCAAGGACAGTATGCGGCAAGTTCGAGAGAGGGAAATGGATTGCTTAAGTTTAATAGTGATGCAGATTATTCGATTAGTTTACCAGGATATAACAGAGAAGTGCAAGAGGGGTTATCGAAAGCGAGCAGAGAGGTTGCAAGGCTTGGTGGAAAAGACGGACTGGAACACCTTATATTAGTTGATTTGAGGAATGGGGGACATGCTTATCAAGAGATAGGAGAAACAGGAGAGGTTGGTGGGAAGGCTTTTTGGGATTACATAAATTTGCACAAAAATGACAACTATGCGTTTGTACATAATCATGGGATTGCATCTTCTTTGTCTGAAACAGATGTTGGAACATTGGTAACAACACAAAGTATAAAAGTTATGGTTGCAACGCAGAACGATGGGTTAAAGTATTTAGCAGAGTCTAACAATCGCACATTGAAGACAGGAATATTAGATGAATTGTATGAAAAAGACTTGAAAGAGTTGAATAACAAATCGCAAAATGGTATGATAAGTGCCATAGAAAGACTTGCTAAACGAGAAGAAATATTGGTAAATAAGTTGCTAGAGGATTATACGAAAGGATTGGTAATACAAGATGGGCGAAACTAAAGAATGGGCACCATATTCGTTAAGAGAAGCACCGTTTTATCATAAGAGCATTACACCAGAGGAATATGAAAGTGAAAGAATGTATTACTATGAGAATTTTGAGACTCTCGTAAAGGAAGGCAAGTACAAGCCGTTATGGAAACAAAAACAAGAGAATATAGCTTAGATAGCACCTATCAAATGATATGGTGTTATTTTTATGTCTAAAAGGAGGGAAAGGGAATGACAGAGCCAACAAAAGTAGAGATAAAAGAAAATGGGGTGTACATTGAAAATCAACATATACCCACATTATTAGATGTGAAAATTCATTCAACTGTAGAAAATGTTTCAGAAGTGACCCTAACATTTATGGCTGAAATTAAGGGGTTAGATGTTGTGAGAGAAAGTCAAATCCTACCTTAGTAGCAATAGGAATGAGTGATTTAATACTTGTCATACCCAAGTCACTGGCGGTGCCTTTGATTTTGCTCCAAAGTTTAGGGCTGCGAATGTCATCAAGAAACTTATGTCCAGTCACAGAAATAGAGTCGAGTGTGAAAACAATGCAACTTTTAGTGACATGAGTCCTTCCATTGACTAAACCCGCTTCAATTAATTTTTCAAGTGCATATTCTACATCAGCCCGTGAGTAGTCGGAAAGTGTAGGGTCTTTGATAACTGTGGGGGCATTAATTTGGCGTGGTTGTTCTTCTAAAACGAGAAGCAGTCCACGTATACAATCAGGATTTAATTTCATAATAAATCTCCTTTCGTCATATTTCAGCACTGCAATGCTGATATTTAGATTATAGGAGAGCGGAAAGAAATAAGCAATTAATTAAGGAGAAGTATAATGCGAAGAATTGAATACAGGCGAGAAGTCATGTTGGGGTATGTTCCTAACCTCGCCGAAGTTTACCTGTGAGATGTGGCGAAATGCCAT